ATAATATGGAAAAAGAAGTAAGAAATTACGAAATAGAATTACGTGCAGACGGTGATAAAGGTATTGTTGAAGGTTATGCACTTTTATTTAATACTCTTTCACGTGACTTGGGCGGTTTTGTGGAAGAAATATTACCATCTGCAATGAATGGTGTATTAGAAAAAAGTGATGTTCTTGCTGTACTCAATCATAATGAAAATAAAGGGGTATTTGCAAGGTCACGTTATGGTAAAGGTTCTTTGCATTTAGAAGTAGATGATAAAGGATTGCGTTACTGGTGGAAAATTGGTAAGTCAGCATTACATCAAGAGTTAGCAGAATTAATTGAAAGAGGTGATATATTCAGTTCATCTTTTGCATTTACAGTACGTGAAGACGGTGAAACTTGGGAGAATATAGGTAATGGTATGTATAAACGTACAATAACACAATTTGATGAATTATTTGATGTTAGTCCTGTGTTTCGTCCTGCCTACGAAGCAACCACTGTTGGTAAGCGTAATGTTGACAAAATTGAAGAATTGAAGAAATTGGAAGCAGAAAAAGCAGAAGCAGAGAGAAAAGAAAAAGAAAAAGTGGAGAAAGTAGAGGAAAAGAAAAAGCAGGAATTAGATGATTATTTCAAATCATATGAAAATATTATACAAACATTTAAAAAATAATTGTATTTATAAAAAAGTATATATGGACTATAGTCAACTTATAGAAGTAAGAAAAAATAAACTTCAAGAACTTGAAGATATTTTCAATACAGCAAAAGCAGAAGAAAGAAAAATGTCAAATATTGAAAATACTGCTTTTGAAAATGTGAAGAAAGAACTTGTTGAACTTGACCAACAAATAGAAGAAAAAAATAACGAAAAAAATAATATTAATATTATAAATAAAAGAAATAATAAAATGGAAAATAGATTTTCTCTTATAAAAAGCATTAGAGATTATGTTGAAGGACGTGGTGCATCTGATGCTACGCTTAGTGTTCTTGAGGCAGGAAAGAAAGAAATGTCAAATGCTGGTATATCATACAGGGGTCAGATAATATTGCCCACAGAATATCGTGCAATTATCAATGCAACAACTGATAGTCAAGGTGAATATATAGTTGCTGAAGATAAAATGGGTTTACTTGGTGCGCTTCGTGAAAACCTTGTTGCAGTTAAGGCTGGTGCAAATCTCTTAACTGGACTAAAAGGTGACGTATCAATTCCCGTATATGCTGGTACTTCTTCATTATGGAAAGGTGAAAATGCTGATGCTGGTGATGGTGCTGGCGCATTCTCTGAAGTCACAATGTCGCCGAAAAGGTTAACCACATACATTGATGTATCAAAAATGCTTTTGGCACAAGACGGTGCTGGTGCAGAAGAACTTTTAATGAATGACTTAAATGAAAGTATTCTTGCAAAACTTGAAAGTACAATCTTCGGTAGTGCAAGTGGTTCAACAACTCAACCTGCTGGTATATTTTATGGTGTAACAAATACATCAACTGGTAGTACTGATTGGACTAAAATTGTTGCTCTCGAAACAGCAGTAAATACGTCTAATGCACTATTTGGCAAACTTGCATACGTTGCCACACCTGCATTAATGGGAAAAATGAAGACTACTGCAAAAGATAGTGGTAGTGGAATTTTTATTGCAAGTGAAGGAACACAAGTTAATGGTTATCCATTATATGTGTCAAGTGCTGTAGCAGCTAATAGAATTGTATTCGGTAATTTTGCTGACTTATTAATTGGTTCTTGGGGTGCTATTGACATTACAGTTGACCCTTATACACAAGCTGGTAAAGGTGCTGTTAGACTTGTTGTAAACTCATATTGGGACGTTGTAAAAAGACGTGCTGCATCATTTGCATATGGTAATTTAAGTTAGTCTTTTTTATCATAAGTTATTTTTTAAAAAGCCATCAGTATATGTGATGGCTTTTTTATTATTTTCCTTGTATTTATAATAAACATTTAGATATGAATTTACATATAAATCAACTTAAAAGGCAATTAAATATTGAGCAGGAATATAATGATGATAATGCAATATTACAGCATTATTTAGATGTTGCATATGCATCATCTTGCGAATATTTAAAATATGATGTAAATACATCATTATCGGGATTTACTGGAAATACATTACCTACTGGTTTTGTACAGGCAGTTATAATGTTAGCAGCACATTTTTATTTAAATAGAAATATGGTATCATTTGCACAAGGTGCGGAAGTACCATATAGTTATAGATTTTTACTTGACCCTTACAGAGATTTTATAGTAGGATAAAATGAATATAAATAATATGCGACATAAGATATATGTTAAGCAAGCGATAAGCGTTCGTGATGCTTTTGGTGCTGAAACAATAACATATAAAACTGTTTTTAAATTAAAAGCAGAAGTAAAATATATTAGTGGTAGTAAAGGTGTGGATAGAAACGAAATATTTAGTTTTACAAACGTCCAATTTATTACACATTATCGTGCAATTACTGAAGATATGATAATTGTTTGGAATGATAAGAAATATCGTATTAATTTCATACAAGAAATTAACTATAAGGAAGGCTTAATAATAACAACAGAATTAATTAACGAGTAATGGCAAAACGTCCTAATGCGGAAGATTATATTGACATAGAAATTATCAACGATGCTGAACTAAGAAAATTATTTACAGAATTAATTCCTTCAGTGCAGAACCGTATTGTATTAAGTGGAATGCGCAATGCCAGCAAGATAATCCTTCAACAAGCAAAATCTAATTTTAAAGGAAGACAGAAAAACAAGAGTTTAACTAATTATAGTAATTTTAATAAATCTTTTACGACAGAACCAATGCGTTCAACCTTTGGATTAAAAGTTGGAGTAAAAAACTATAAATATAAATGGATAGAATGGGGCACGGATGACAGATATTATAAAAGAGGTGTAAAACGTAGTACTTGGCGAAAAAGAAAAGATAATAGTGGTGGTCATTACACGGGTAAAATAATTGCTACTAATTTTTTCTTTGATGCTGTAAATAGTCGAAAAGAACAAGCGAAAAAAATAGTAAGTGAAGCTATAGTTCAATCATTAGAAAAAACAGTTGCAAAATATAATAAGAAATAATGCCGACTATATTTTTAAATAAAAAGAAATATAAAAAGGAAAAAGAAACAAGCAAAAGGGATAATCTCAATCATAAGGCAGTATATAATACAAGAAAATGGAGAGAATTAAGACTGCAATTTTTAATAGAAAATCCCTTATGTAAAAGATGTATAAAAGAAAATAAATTTAATAGTGCTGTGGAAGTACATCACATAATACCAATTAGTACAGTAAATACATTACTTGAAAAACGAACATTAGGATATGATTGGAATAATTTAGAAGGATTATGCAGTAAACACCATAAAGAAGCACATAAAAATTATAATTAATTATAAAATATTATAAAATGATAGGAATTGGAAAAGTAATATATAATTTATTAACAGCAACAGGAACAACGATATATACAATCGTTGGAAAGAAAGTGTATCCGTTAATAATACCAGAAAATACACAACTCCCTTGCATTGTCTATGAACGTAATGGTAATTATGAATATAGTAGGGATGGACAGGCAATTGCAACAACTGTTGTTGATATTACCGTATTGTCTGAAGATTATTCGCAAACAATAAATATTGCAGAAGGTGTATTTAACATTTTAAATATGTATAGTGGCGAAAATAGTACCATACACGTATATAATACACGATTAATATCAGTACAAGAAACTTATGCTGAAAACGCTTTTATTCAAAAACTCACATTCGAAGTTAAATCAATATAAGGAATATTAAAAACCTTGTATTTATAATAAATAAAGAAAAAAATAATATTAAAAATAAAAATATAATACAATGGGAGTTAATCAACAATATTTAAGTTATGGTGGTGACTTAATGGTGTTTGTCGGTACGGGTGTGACCAAAACCCCAATAGCATTCTCGACATCGGCAAAATTAAATGTATCAATGAAGACAAGAGATATTTCTTCAAAAGATAGTGGTGATTGGACTGAAAAAGCAGCAGGTAAATTCGATTGGAATGCAAGCACAGACGGATTATCATCATTTGGTGCAACTGGTACAACACACTCGGTAGAAGATTTATACAGTTGTATGATGGCAAAAAATCCAGTAAATTTAGCATTTGGTACACGTTGTGGCACTTCTCCTTCGTGGTCTTTAAACACATTGAAGAAATATTTTAGCGGCAGTGCATTAATTACATCAATGGATATGACTGCAAACGACGATGAAACGGCAACTTATTCTGTTACGTTTGAAGGGAATGGAAAATTGTCAATTACTTAATCATTTTTTTACTATCGAAAGAAGCAGGTGAAAACCTGCTTTTTTTGTGTGATTTTTTTAAATTTTTTGAGTATTTATAATAAAATCAAATAATATGTTAGATAGTATAATAATTAAAATTAAAGACAAGGAATATATAGTAAAAAAAAGTTACCGTAGCCTTATGCTATTCGAAGAAATGAGTGGCAGAAATATAGACGAATTAAAAGACAGCGTAAATGATTTAATGTTACTTTTTTATTGCATTCTTAAAGCAAATAATCGTGAAATTTTTCAATATTCTTTTGATGAATTTATTGATGTCATAGACGAATATCCTGATAATGTGGAAGTTTTTAACAATTATTTGCTTGGTGAGGCAAAAAAAGTTGAAAAAAGTCCGACAAAAAAAAAGCAGAAAAATCAGTAAAAATTATTGATATATATTCAATTGTTGTTGGTGCTTGTCATATCTCACCAAAATACTTTTTAGATGAAATGTGTAGTGCAGAATGTGATGCAATTATACAGGGATATAATGAAAATTATAAAAATGGTTGGGAACAGACAAGGTATATAGCTTATGTTATAGCTGCCACCAATAGTGATAAGATAAAATCACCTAAAGATTTATTATCGTTCACGTGGGAAATAGAAGAAGAAAAGGAAATAATAACTAAAGAAGAAAGACTGAAAAGAGAACAAGAAATGTTGGACTGGTTAGCTAAACAAAAATAGGATGTAATTAATTACATCTTTTTTTGTATTTATAATAAAAGATTTATATGGGTAAGTTCACATTATTGACAACTCTCACACTGGCTGCAGCAGGTTATGAAAAAGGTATAGATAAAGCTAAAAAATCAGCTAAAGCACTTGGTGATGGTGTTAAATCTGCAGGAAAAACAATGACTGATGCTTTAAAGCCAATGGGTGGTATTATTGATGGCGTATCCGACCAATTAGGAGGAATACCAAAAGTAATAACTGGTGGTGTAAGTGCATTTAAAGCGATGATACCAGCCATTAATGGAGTAAAAATAGCATTAATAACAAGCGGTATAGGTGCAATAGTGGTGGCACTTGGAACTGCATTTGCGGCATTAACAACATATCTTAAAGGTACTGAAGAAGGTTCAATGAAATTGCATAAAGTGCTTGGTTATATTAAAGGTGCTTTTAACGCATTGCTGGTGCGTGTACAGTTACTTGGTGAAGCTATATCATTAGTTTTTGAAGGAAGGTTTAAGGAGGCGGGAATGAAACTAAAAGAAGCATTTGCTGGTGGTCTTTTAGAAGAAATTAAAGAAGATGCAAATGAAATGGCAGGTTATGCTGAAAGAGAAAATAAACTTTTACTGGATAAAAGAGCATTAACTGAACAAGAAGCTAAATTGAAATTGAGAATAAGCGAACTGGACTTAAAGATTTATAATAAAGAAAATGATGCTAATGAACGTTATAAAGCACTTCAAGAGGTTAAAGCATCCGAATTATCCTTAATGAAGGAAAAACTCCGTATTGCTCAAGAAGAGTATGACA